AAAGGAGGAAGGCCAAAGATCGAGTATCGACTATCCGTGCCCTGCATGGAATTTTTTATCGCCCGGAAAATACGCCCGGTGTTCGAGGTATACCGGAAAGTCTTTCATACGACTGTAGCTAAAAACGCATCAATCCCATTGGAAAGCAAAAAGATCCAAGAACTAAAGAAGGATATCTCAATGTTAGAGAACCGTCTTAAATGGGCCAAGATCACCTCTCAGCAAGAAACCGATCTAAAGAACTCATGTTTCTTTTATCTCGTAGGAAAAGGTCTGTATACCGAATGGCACGAATGGAATCAAGAGCGTATAACCAAAAGGATCACGGAAGAGATCAAGAGATCACTCAACATTTAAATTTTAAAATCAGGTTATTATGGAATCAAAATTAATATTGTCAAAGAATAGTAGCGAGAATGAAATAAAACGTTATTTCAAGGCTGTTTTAAAATTAGCTCAATCTGATGATGAGTTTCCAATCAATCTTGACGAAGTTTGGCCATTAGTCTATTCTGAAAAAGGGAAGGCCGTTAGAGCATTGACTTCAAATGAACAATTTATTGAGGGGGTTGATTACAAGACGCTTGCCCAAAATGGCAAGCAAGATGAAACAAGCTGGGGAGGAAACAATAAGATTGACTATAAACTTACCGTTTCATGTATGGAGTTCTTTATAGCGAGAAAAGTAAGACCAGTTTTCGAGGTGTATAGGAAGGTATTTCACAAACCAACGGAACAAACGTTATCGCTATCCGACAAAATGAAGGCGGCTTCGTGGGCGGCAAAATTCCTAAACTTAAATGATAGCTCTAAATTGCTCATGGCAAAGCAGATACTCGATCCATTGGGTTTGCCTACCCCGGACTATACGGAATCCAAGGATCAATTATTGTCAGCCACTGAACTACTGGGAATTAACGGATTAAAAATATCCGCACAGGCATTCAACGCAAGAATGGCCGCAAAGGGGTTGTTAACGACCTTGCAACGACAATCCAGCAAGGGCATGAAGAAGTTCAAATCCTTGACAGCTGCCGGGCTTAAATATGGGGAGAACCAAGTAAACCCTAACAATCCCAAAGAAACACAACCTCTGTATTACGCTCATCTATTCAGTGGGTTATTAAGCGATATTGGACTATAACAGGCACATCAAGTGCCGTATCCGGGCCATCACCTCATGAAAGTTGACAGGCTCGAAATCGAGAGAATCAACCAACCGATCTAGTTCACGTCTGGAGGATTCTCTCTTTTCTGTATGTTGCTTACCTTTTTTCATTATTAACGAGTGGACACCATAAGAAAAACAATAAGATTATCCACATATACCCTGTACCTGTTGTGTCCCTTTGATAAGGGAGAGGTCTAACCAAATGCGAGGATGATCGTTTAAGCCGTTTCGCCTGCAACATCCTCTTTCGTGTCTGATCCATCTTCTGTTTGTTTAGGTGATATATTGTTCCAATTCATCCCCCCAATCATAGAAGCCACTTGCGAAACCATACCTTGAGGATCATCCGTGTCCTTCAAATCCAAATCCTTTTGAAGAAAGTTATATATTTCTTCCGCTAAAGGAGTAAACTCCAATTTTTCCCCTTTTTCGCGCGCCTCATTTACGGATTCCGTCGCAAGACGAGCGGCCTCAATTTTTAAATCTGCTTTTGTTACCATTTTCTTTTCTTTTTTTTTGTTGATAAATATGTCTGTTTATCTCGTTTTTATGACAATTGCAATCACAAATGAACAGCTGGATATCGGGAGCTAGCTTTCCTCCTATGTACCCGCTTAGGTAAGCTATCTCTTCTCCACCCACATCCATATTTAAGGCTATAGCCATGTGATCGGTCAAGTGCCGGCACTCGTGGAACAACGAATTGGAGAACTCCCTGTAAGACGAGGTCCGGCCTATCACCATGACGGATTCCCGGCTGCGGTAATTCGAATAGGTCAGTCCCACGTCCAGATTGCACGACCCCATATTGCCATAAGCCTCCCGTATCTTGCTCTCCGGGCAACCGACCCTCTTCAATAGGGCTATGATATCGGATGTCCTCGAGCAGGTGACGTTATACAGTACGTGGATCACCCAATCGTATCTCTTGATATGGTAATCCCGTCGTATCATCTCCTTACCGTCTTGAACTCCCGCTCTATCCTCCTCCTTTGTTGCCGGGTGAGATTGGTTGCCTTGAGATTGCCCACCACCTCGGATACCTTGTCAAAATCCTTCTCCGGCATACTCGCCAGCACGTCCTTGGGGGACTCTCCCTTCAAGATCCTCAGTATGTAGCCCCAGCCTCCCATCACATCATCTCCTCCCAGATTATAGGCGTGCCGGACCCGATGCAATCAGCGTAGAACCGGGTGAACACTATCCCGTCGTAAGCGTCCGGATCGTCGCAGACGTTCTTGACATAAAGAGCGGCGTACTGCTCGTTAGGCACGGAGGAGCCAAGGTAATCGGCCTTGCACATGTTGGCGGCGTAAACATAATCGTATCCACCCTTTTTCTTCACGTCCACGCTATACTTCTTCAGCATCTCATCCACCTGCTCCTTGGTGAAAGGGGTTATCTTGACCTTCTTCCCGTTTCCGTCCTCCTTCTCCATCATGGATACGGCCCAATCGCACATGGCCTTGGAGAAATGCCAGCCATACGCCTTCAGGTAGGATCGCATCCCGGAAGGGAAATCATCATACATATCTAGTCTCATATTCCTCTGTTTTTTAGGAGGGGGAAACCGGTCCCCCCTCATGGTTATCTACGATATCGTCTCGAGTAGCGTCCGGTGCCCGGTACCCCACGGCGATTGCCATAGCCTCCCCCGGATGATCCACGACCGCCGCCACGGTTGCCGTAGCCGCCACGTTCCCACATCTCACGGAACTCGTCGTCGTCCTCGAACTCATCGTCTTCTTCTTCCTCCATGCGGTTGCCATAGCCTTCCATGGCCTTCCGCTTTCCTTCCCTACAGCCAAGCTTATAGGCCTCCTTCGCCAGTTCCAACATATCCTCGTCTTCCATGGCATCGAATTCCTCGATCAGCTCTTTCAGTTTTCTGCTATATGTTCCCATAATTAATTACTTTTTAGTTGTCTCTTGAGCTCCAAGTTGTTGAATCAGTTGTTTGTTCAGTTCCATAAGCTCTGCCATATTCTTGCTCATCTCGGACATCTGCCCCTTGAGGGTATTGATCTCTTGCTCCTGACGTTGCTTCTCGGCGAATTCTGGATTGATCATCGTCAGCATCTCATCGCATGACGCTATCACGCCAAGATCGTGATCCCTGCTGTTTACCCGATCCAGCCTCTTTTGCCTTATCATGGATATCTCGTTATTCATGGCATCACGGGAGCACGATACCACGATATTACCGCTCTGCCCGAAGTCCGCTATATCCCCGCCAGCCGGAAGGTTCTGGAATGTCGTGTTCTGGCCGTTGATAGAGACCACCACGTCCACTACCATCTCCATCGGTTGGGCGGCGAACGGCTGGGTTAGAGGATACTTCGGTTTAGGTGCCGAAACGCTTACCACCGAGCCTATCTCGATAAAATGCTTGGCTTCCTTATGAAGGATATATAACTGATTATTAACTCGAAGATTCTGAAACATAGTGATTGATTTTTATGGAGCCGCCTTTTTGACGGCCCCGTGTTTGTTTTTTACTTACTTCTCGCCGTTTCCGAACCCGTCGGAGCGGGTGTCGCCGCGGTTGGTCTATATCCTCCATTGACCAAGTACAACTCGTTCGTGTACTTGTTATAATGGATCTCATAGATACCGGTGCCCGCAAGGTTCGCCACCGTGACAGGCTCGTTGCCATAAGCCAGTAGCGGACGGGTATCACCGTTAGTACCGATAAGGATCGGGAGTGTCGCCGTTGTCCCTTCCGGTATGGCTTGACGGAGATTGACATAGAACCCGCCCACATAGTCCCTGTTTCGGAACGCATGGTTAGGCAGCTCCAAAGTCACGTTATCCGCCCCAACCGTTACAGCCACCGTTGGCAAGGTGTTGAAATTAGCCCTTCCAAGCGAGGGGAACGGGAATGGGAGCTGTGTAAAAAAGTTAGGCCACATAATTACCTCCTTTCTTACTTGGATCAACCCCAATAGTTATTGCAACCACATCCGTAACCACCGCGGGCATACGCCGCGTCTCCAGCGAACGCGCCGAAGGCGGCCGCACGATAAGTCTCCGGGTTATACACCTGTAATTGGGGATAAGGGACGGATACCGTTGGAGGCATCTTACACTTGATTCCGTCAACGTCACTACGCAACTCCTGCAATCCAGACAATAACGGGGCGATCTGTTGACCAAAAGCGTTCAGGATCGTAGCGTTCTGGTTACGCTGCGAGATTTCTCCCTCCAAGACCGCTATTCTCGCGTCCCTCGCAGCGAGAGCTTCCTGCTGACGGCGTGCCTCGGAAGCATCCATCTTGGCTAAGAGAGACTGGAAACCCTCACGATAAGCGTCCGTCAAGGATCGGGTGTTCCCTTCCATCGTACGTGTAAGTGTATTCATGTTCTCGCAGTTCGCTAAACGGTTCTCGTATCCTTGCGCGGTAACGAGTTGTTTCATGTCGCAACAACAGTTACAGATTTGAGAGGTCAATGCGTGGTTACCCTGCATGATCGCCGTAATAATGCTGTTGGTGTTCTGTCCCATCTGGTTGCCTAGGCCACAGATAGCCTGCGATACGGAGTTGATACCAGCTAAGATCTGGTCAGAGGAGGAGTTCAACGATTGGGCTAGAGCGGCGATATCCACGCCATTCCTGTTAAGCATCTGCATAATCATTTCCCTGCCCTCATTGGCACCTTGATTGTTGTTCCCCCCAAAACCGAAGCTGCCGTTACCGAAAATAGCGGCGATCACGATAAGGGCGATGATGTCCTGAAAGCCTCCGTTGTTCCCGAAGAAACCACCGTTACCATTACCTCCGTTCATGAGTCCCATGAGATAACCGGTATCAATACCACGGTTTTGCAAGGACGGGAGGATAGAGGCCAGCAAACCGTTGCTCGCCCCGCCAGCTCCGTCTTGATTAAACACATAAGTTTTTTCCATTATATCTTAAATCTTTAGTTACGGTCAATATCAACCGTGACACAAAAATCAAGAGAAGGCTTTTGCTTCTAAAATAATGATTTGCTAGTCCTTTGCTAATTCATTGCTAATTTGTTGCTGATAAGTTATGAGCATCCAACTACGATTGTATTTGCTAGGGAAAGTATTCCTTACGTAATTGACAGCCTGTCTCGTCAATCCCGTAAGCTCCGATATCACGGTATCCGTGTAGCCTTTCATCGTTAGATTCATTATGACAAGATTCCGTGCGTCAACGTACTTTTCTCTTTTACATGAGAACATCATTATAGGATCAACCCCACACACCTCACAGGCGATAGAAATAACCCTTCTGTAAAATTCCTCTACCTTACTCATAACTTTTTTATAGATTTTGTTAAACAAAATAACTCCACGTATGTTTTATAGGTACAAGCCCCGAAAAACATACATGGAGTTATGTCTTTCCTCCGGAAGGTAGAAGAGTTGGAGGAATAGGGGCTTTATTCAATACCCTCCCCTATGGGTATTACTCATTACCAGATCCTATAGAATCCTCCTATACCTACATAAGGTGATAGTCCATGCTTTCCGATCCCATAACCGGCTATCGCGCCGATTCCCCATCTACGGGGGGAGATCGTCTTGGTTATATACTCAGTCCTTCTATAAACCTCGATGTAATCAAGATTAGACTTATAGCCGGATATTGACAGCCGGTAATCATCCGTCTTGTACTCCTTTTGAGTTATCGGCACCGGGACATATATAGGTTCCTTAATCGTATCACCGTCTAATGTAATGTAGACAGGAAAAGGCTCAGGTATTGTTCGTACCAGTGTCTCATAGACCGGGTACGGGATGCTGTCATGTATCGTATCCACCTTGGCGGACGTGTCGGTCTTGGATATCGAATCACTAGCCACATCCCCCCGGATATGGTAGCCAGCCGTGAAACTGGCTACCAAGCACACTAGTATTAATATAACCTGCCATGCTCTCATAACAGATTCCACCCCGCAATAACATCCGACATATCAGCCTCCCTACCATTCTCCACCTTGCTCATCCCGCCCACGATCCGGATCATCTGCTCACGATCGTTGATGTTGATAGGATCATCAGCCGGGATACCGGCGTAATCGGACACGGCCTTAACGTAGGCATCCGTATCATTCTCGTTTTCCGGCGCCCAGCGACCTATCATCTTGCGGATCGTGTCCAGTCCGTAGTTCTTGCGATAATTAGATAGGATACGGAATACCGCCCTGTATCCATAGGCCATCGTCTCGAACTGCTTAAATGATTCGTCCTTGCTCGGACGTATCTCACCTTGGAACAAGTCTCCGTTGATCCGGATGTTTCCCGGGTTGTTGTTTCTCAAACCTCTAGGTAATTTTTTCTCTGCCATTGTTATTTGATTTTATTCGTATATTTGTGACGCTTTGTTAACCTTGCTATC